TCTGAGAGATCAACTGAATTGACTGTCAAAACTACGCCATTGTTTAGAAATACTGCCATTTCAGTTATTCCTCATCTTTCTTGGTAGTTGGTTTTGGTGCTGGTGCTGCTGGTGGAACTTGGCCAATCTTGATTAGAAAGTCGGCTTGCTCCTTTGTCCAATCGTTCATCGATTAGCTCCATTCCGTTAGGGTACTTATTGCAATGTCGCAAGTAAGTAAGTCTCCTGAAGCGATAGATAGAACGCTGGGTGCGCTCACGCTTCCTACGTTAAATACAATGCTGGAAGCCTCTAACAGGCTAAACACGCGAACTACATCCGCCTCTATTCCAGCAAGGTTGCCCTCGTTGTCTAGCAACGGAACAAGGATAGAAATCTTAAAGTTAGCCATTGGCGCAATAGATGTGTAATCGTTATTGGTTGGCACAATGTAAGGATCGTCGGGCATGACAATCACGCTGTTAGCAATAGGCGTAGCAGGTGGGAAAGAGAATACGCTGTACTTAGTGTTATCTGCTAAGGCGCTCGCAATGCTGCTTCTGAGGGTTGTTATTGCTGGCATTAGCCCACCATTGAGTTAGGACTTAAATATGGTGCAATCAAGCCACGAACGCGAGAGATGAGCTGTGAGGACATGGCGTACATTGATCCGATTGACCCATCTGGGTTCATGCCGTTGCCTGAGTTGGTCTGACGAGATGTCCAGATTGATACGCAGATCATGAGGCTTGCTTCTTGTACGGCAGCAACGGTTGAATAATCAACATAGGTATCTGCTGCAACCTGTCCGTAAGGATTGATTGGGTGATACTGGTTGTCGCTGGTGTGAGTTGTTGTGACAGTTATGCTTTTCTCACCAACTCCGGTGATTGTCTTAGTGCCGTTGAACTTAGTGCCTGACTTGGTAATAACTACTGATTGTCCTACATAGAACACATCTTGCACATAGTCATTAAAGTAAAGAGTTCCTACTGTACCAACGTTGCTGTGAGCAATTGTTGGAGTCGTGTTACTCCATAGAAAAGGCAACAAGACCTCATCACTAGCATCGCAGACAGATTGCAACACAGCGTCGGTGTAAAGAGTTCCGACTCCGAGAGCTGTTCTTAGTTCTGCAACAGTTGTGATTGACATTGTTATCCTTTCTAAAGACTAGAGGGAGCTGCAAGGGCTCTGGCAGCCCCCTCTAGCGACTTAGTTTGTCGCGATTACGCTACTGCGAAGCGACGTACGCCCTTGCCTGACTTGGCGACGTATAGTGCTAAATAACCATAGAGATTTATCTCGATTTCTCCCGAAGTTAGCACATTGACTCTCAACACCTTCTTGACCGATACATTCACAGGTCGCCCAGCGTTCGAGGCAGTAACTCGCCAAGCGCTAACAGAGTCAGGCATGAGCTTCACAGTTCCACGCCTTTACACAAACGCTTCATCAGCTGATGTTGCACCAACAGTTGCAGACACAAACGAAGGTTCAGCACCATCTGAGACAGGCATGACATCTGCATACGACACAGTAACAGTTGAGAAGTTCTCAGGACTACAGCGCGTATCATTCGAGCTTGTAGATCGTTCATCACCTGCATTCATGGAACTCATGATGGCAGAACTCCGCAAGGCATATGAGAAGGCAACCGACGCAGCTCTTATTGCTAAGTTCATCTCAGCAGGTACAGCAGGAGCAAACGTTGCAACAACAGCAGCAGGACTCCAGTCATTCGTTTCAGTCGAAGGCGCAGCAGCATACAAGGGTACAGGCGGAGACTTCGCTAACAAGCTCGTCGCTTCAACAGACCAGTGGGCTGCTATCACAGGATACGCAGACACAACAGGTCGCCCACTCTACTCAGCTCAGGGTGCAACATACAACGCAGCAGGCAACGCAGTTGCAACAAGCGTCGTTGGTGGAGTTCTTGGAACTGACCTCATTGTAGATCACAACATCTCAGCATCAGGCATTGCAGATGACTCAGCTTTCTTGGTTGCGCCACGTTCCGTGTATGCGTGGGAGTCTCCTGTGACACAACTGCGCGTTAATGTGCTTACATCAGGCGAGATTGAAATCAACCTTTACGGATACCTCGCACTTTACGTTGCGAAGTCAGGTAAGGGCGTACGTCGCTTCGCAGTAGCGTAATCGCGACAAACTAAGTCACTAGAGGGGGCTGCCAGAGCCCTTGCAGCTCCCTCTAGTCTTTAGAAAGGAAATCATGTCACTAACAACAGTTGCAGAGCTTCGCACAGCCCTAGGCGTTGGCACACTCTATACTGATGCTGTGTTGCAGTCCGTCTGCGACGCTGCTGACAATGTTCTCCTTCCTTTTATTTGGGCTAACACAACTCCTATTGTTGGACATAGCAATACAGCCTCAACAGGCACTTCTTATTTTGATATTGATGTTCGAGAGACTTTCTACATCGGGCAGAGCGTTGTCATTACAGGCGCAGGATCTAAGCACAACGGAACTAAGACAATCACCGAAGTTGGCGAGTATTCAATTACTTACGCCATTTCGGGTAACAACAACACCCCAACTGTTTACCACCCAGTCAATCCTTACGGCTTGGTAACAGCAGAGACTTATCTAGACCCAGCAACAGTTCCAGCAATCCAAGAGGCAAGCCTCATGATCTGCGTATCTATCTGGACATCTCGCCAGACCAACTCAGGCAACGGTATGAACCCAGACGGCTCAATCGGATCAATGTACGCCATGTCCTCACAGCTCATCGCTCGCGTTCGTGGACTCATAGCTCCATATTTAAGCCCCAACTCAATGGTGGGCTAATGCCAGCGATAACAACCCTTCGAAGCAGCATCGCGAGCGCCTTAGCGGATAACACTAAGTACAGCGTGTTCGCGTTCCCGCCTGCCACGCCTATTGCTAACAGCGTCATAGTTACACCTGACGATCCTTACATTGTGCCAAGCAATAACGATTACACATCTATCGCCCCAATGGCTAACTTTAAACTTACCATCCTTGTCCCGTTGCTAGACAATGAGGGCAACCTTGCTGGAATAGAGGCGGATGTAGTTCGCGTGTTTAGCCTGTTAGAGGCTTCCAGCATTGTATTTAACGTGGGAAGCGTGAGCGCACCTAGCGTTCTATCAATCGCTTCAGGAGACTTGCTTACTTGCGACATTGCAATAAGCACCCTAACGGAATGGAGCTAATCGATGAGCGATTGGACAAAGGAGCAGGCTGACTTTCTAATCAAAATCGGTCAAGTTCCACCAGCAGCACCAGCACCAAAACCAACTACCAAGAAAGATGAGGAATAACTGAAATGGCAGTATTTCTAAACAATGGCGTAGTTTTGACAGTCAATTCAGTTGATCTCTCAGACCACGTAACAGCAGTAACAATCAACCGTTCATTTGATGAACTCGAAGTAACAGCAATGGGTGACTCAGGTCACAAGTTCGTTAAGGGTCTGGAAGCATCATCTATCACAATCGACTTCCTTAATGACACAGCAACAGGTGAAGTTCTACAGACCCTTCAAGGCATCTGGGGAACAAACGCACCTATCACAGTTAAGCAGTCATCAGCAGCAACTTCAGCAGCTAACCCACTTTACTCAATGACTTGCTTGATTAACAACACAACCGATATCAACGGTTCAGTTGCTGATCTCTCAACACAGAGCCTAACATTCAATGTGTCAGGTACAATCGCAGTAACAACATCCTAATAACAAACTAAGGGGCTAACATGGCAAAGCTAAAGGTAACAAGGGCTGACAATTCAGTACAGGAGTTTGAGATAACTCCCCTGATTGAGTATGCCTTCGAGCAATACGCCAAGAAGGGCTTTCACAAAGCGCTGATAGAGGATCAGAAACAATCTGATGTCTATTGGCTCTGCTGGGAAGCAATCCGTCGTTCGGGTGAAACGGTCAAACCTTTCGGGGAAGGATTCCTAGAGACCCTCAAGTCAGTTGAGGTTCTAGAGTCTGACCCTTTAGGGTAGATCGGAACTCCCTCACCTATCTCGCAGCTCGTTTGAGTTATGAGTATGGAGTTCCGTTCAGCACCATTGTTGAGTTATCACCGATGGCTTTCAAGGCACATATACAAGTCCTTAAGGACATAGCGAAGGAGCGCAGCGATGACAGTAAAAATCGAAATACGCGGAAACGCTGACCTTCGCAAAGCAATGCGTCGCTTCACTCCTGATCTAGAGAAAGCCTTAAAAAAAGAAATCTCAGCTGCTTTACGACCAGTTGTAACTCAAGCAAAGGGATTCGTTCCTGCTGTTTCTCCTATGCGTGGCTGGGCTGGTCGCTCATTTAGTGAAGGCAAGTTCCCAACTTATAACGCAACAACCATCAAGGCTGGAATCAGCTTCAGTACAACGCCAAGCAAGATTAACTCTAACGGCTTTAGCTCGATGGCAAGAATTGAGAATAAGAGCCGAGTCGGTGCTATCTACGAGTCTGCTGGTCGCAATGGCTTACAGGGTCAGCCTTGGGTTGGTCCTAAAGCCGGAAGCCTTAGCAACAAGGTTAGTAAGTCAAACAACCCTAAAGCAGGGCAACAGTTTATTGCTAACTTGCCACCATTGGTATCAAGCCTTAAAGGTCGCGGTCGCTTGATCTATCGCGCTTGGGCTGCCAATCAGGGCAAGGCAGAAGGCGCAACAATGAAGGCTATTGACAAAGCCACAACTCAATTTAGAGCTGAGGTTAAAAGAGGAATTAGGAGAGCAGCCTAATGGCTACAGTTAATGAGACTATTGTAATTGGCTCTAAAGCCGATACAAGAGGATTTAAGAAAGCCGATACAGCTGCCGCTAAACTAAACAAGACCGTAAAGGGTCTTGCTGGAACTCTAGGCTTAGCGTATGGCGCTTCAGCAATTACCTCTTTCGGCAAGGCGGCAGTTAAGGCTTTCGCAGCTGACGAAGCAGCAGCAGTAAGACTCTCAACAGCAGTTAATAACCTTGGCATTTCTTTCGCTAACCCTGCTATCTCTAAGTACATCTCAGAGTTAGAAGCTTCAGCCGGTATTGCCGATGACGTATTACGCCCAGCCTTCCAAGCCCTGATTACAACAACAGGATCATTAACCCAGTCTCAGAAGCTGCTTAACGATGCAATCACAGTAAGCCGCGCATCAGGCATCGACTTGGCTACAGTCGCGCAGGATCTCGCTAACGGTTATGTAGGCATTACTAGAGGACTTAAAAAATACAACACAGGATTAACCCAGTCAGAACTTAAGACAAAATCATTCTCCGATATCCTTGGAATCCTTCTCAAGCAGTCATCAGGCGCAGCTAACGCATACCTATCAACCACTTCCTTTAAGTTTGATGTCCTTACCGTAGCAGTTGATAACGCTCGTGAGATGATTGGTAAAGGCTTGGTCGATGCCTTCGCTCGCGCCGGTGGTGGAACTGAAGCCAAGGATGCGGTCAAAACAATCAACGCCATTGCTAAGGGAATCAATGGAATCACCCTTGCAACAGGCACAGCCGTAGGCGGTCTCACTAGCGTTCTATCTAATCTTAAGAATTTACCTAAGGACATTTTTCAAGGCTTCGCTGGCAAGCAGGGCGGCATTAGTTCTCGCCCTTCAACCGTTAAAGATAAGCCAACCATCACAAAGACAGCCCAGCAGAAAGCGCTTGAGAAGCTAGAGAAAGACGCAGCTGCTCGCGCTAAGAAATTACAAGATGCACAAATCAAGGCAACTAAAGCACTTACAGCAGAGCAAAAGAAACAGGCAGCGCTTAAGAAGGCTGGAACAATTTTTGACCTAGAACAGATTGGAATTATTGCTGCGCTTCAAGGCAGAATTTCCAAGGATGAGGAAACCCGTCTCAGAGCGCAACTTGCCCTTCTTAACGGTAATGAAGTTGTAGCAACTGCTCTAACTAAAAAGATTCTCGATTCACAGGATGCAACAGGCAACCTTTACAAGTTATGGCAAACCCTTCCAGATGCTCGCAACCCATTTGCTTACCTTGAGGAATACCTCAATGGACTAGCAAAGAAGGCAGCAGCAGTCCTCTCAGGCGGTGCAAGCGGCACAGCACCAGTAACCCCTACTAACGTAACTCCTAGCGTTGTTGGCACTCCCTTTGGACAAGCAGGATCATCACAAGAGGCAGCAGCCATCAGACAACTTGGTACACCTTTCGGCCAAGCCGGTGGTAATGGCTCAGGTTACATTGGTACACCTTTCGGTCAGGCACAGCCAATCGTTGTGCAGATTGATGGCAAGACCGTCGCATCAGCTTTGCAAGATACTTCGATGTCAGGCATCCCTTCAGCCATTAACAGAACTTATGGAAGCTTCGCTGGTCGATGACATTACCTGCCGAGATATCCGTATCCTTTGACTTTAGCTCAGGTGCGACTTTCGGCTACCCATTTACTATTGGCGATGCTAAGTACGGAGTTCTAGGTACTGGCACACTCGGCTCATCTACAGTTCCAGTTCCTATTGTTGATCTGACTCCTAACGTTCGCAATATAACCATCAACCGAGGCAGAGATATCCAGAGCGATACCTATGTTGCTGGTACAGCAGTTGTACGCATCACAGACCCTGACTCTTACTTTAACCCTCAGAACACCTCTAGCCCTTACTACGGCTATTTAGTGCCTCTGCGCAAGGTTCGTATTGCAGCGACAACAGCGACAGCGCAGGAGTTCTTATTCTCAGGCTATACAACCGAGTATCGATACACCTATGACCAAGCCGAGCAAATGGGCTATGTAGATATCTATGTTGCAGATGCCTTCCGCTTGTTTAACTTGGCTCAGGTGACAACCGTTGCAGACTCAGGAGCAGGGCAATCTACCGGCACACGCATAGGCAAGATTCTCAATCAGGTGGACTTCCCTTCTAATATGCGCACAATCGCAACTGGTCAATCTAACTGCATCGCTGACCCAGCAACCCTACGCACAAGCCTTAACGCCATTAAGAACGCAGAGTTCTCAGAGCAGGGCGCATTCTTTATCAACGGCTCAGGCACAGCCGTATTCAAGGATAGAAACACAGTAGCCTCATCTATCGCTGGCACTCCTATCGAGTTCAATCAAACCGGCGGTATCCCTTACCGTAACCTCGTATTTAGCTTTGATGACAAGCTCATTATCAATCAGGCTCAGATGACCCGTTACGGCGGCACAGCCCAGTTCTACGAGAACGCAGCCTCTATCGCTAAATACTTCCCTCACCAGTACAGCGCTCAGGACTTGGTTATTGATACCGATGCCAATGCCTTAAATATCGCTGCAACCTATGTAGCAACTAGAGCTGAGACCACAATCCGCATTGATCAGATGCTGGTCGATTTACTAGACCCAGCCGTTCCAACTGACACAATGATTGGCTTGGAGTATTTCGACAATCTACGGATAAGCAATATCCAGCCTGATGGCTCAACCATCACAAAGACTTTACAGGTGCAGGGCTTATCGTGGAATATCAGCCCTAACAGCATGAGCGTTACAGTAACAACACTTGAGCCCATCGTCGATGGATTCATCATAGGAAGCACAGAACGCGGTATAATTGGCGTGAGTGCAATGACTTACTAGGAGATATAAATGGCAACAGGCTTCCCAACAGCAACAGGAGATATCCTGACAGCCCCAATTTTTAACGGCTTAGTGACCTTTACCGTCGATGCTGACCAGACAACTGACTACACAGCAGTCCTTGACGACCAGTATCAAGTCCTAGTACCTATGAACAAGGCAACAGCAGTTGCGTTCAAAATTCCTACTAATGCCTCTGTAGCCTTTCCAGTAGGCACAGCAATCACAGTCCTTAACAAGGGCGCTGGAACAGTCACAATCTCAGCAGTCACTTCAGGCACTACGAGTGTGCTGAGTGCAGGTGCAGTTGCAGCTTCTCCAACTTTGGCTCAATACAAGACGGCGGTCTGCATTAAGACAGCAACAGACACTTGGTACGTTGTTGGGGCAATCGGCTAGTGATCGGAGCAATCACAGCAGGGCTTTATGCCGGTGGAGTGCCGCCTGTAACTAACAGCTATGAGTCAATTCAGACCGTGACTCTTAGTTCTAATCAGGCTTCGATTTCGTTCACGAGCATTCCAAGCACCTTTAAGCACCTTCAAATTCGTGCTTTAAGCCGTACAACTAGAGCAATCACCAATGACACTTTAGGCGTTACATTTAACTCTGACACTACAGCATCAAACTATGCTCGCCATGTTCTTTACGGTGATGGCTCAAGCGCTGGAGCAGTAGGCACAACTTCAAACAATGACATAGGCACAACTGCCGGAGCAAGCTGCACAACTGGCGTGTTCGGTGGGCTTGTAATCGACATACTCGATTATACAAACACCAACAAGAACCGCACAGTTCGTTACCTTGCAGGATTTGATAATAACGGCTCAGGACAAGTTCGCATAGGTTCTACACTTTATTTGGGAACTTCAGCAATTAGTACAATTCTTATTGATGCTGCCGCAGGTGGCGGCAACCTTGCACAATATTCATCATTCGCACTATACGGAATTAAGGGGTAATCATGGCAGCCGGTTCAACATACACCCCGTTAGCGACTACAACGCTGGGAAGTTCAAGCGCAACAGTAACCTTCTCTAGTATTAGCGGAAGTTATACAGACTTGATTTTAGTTGCAACTACTAAATCAACAACAGGCAACAACACAAGAATCATATTTAATAACGATTCATCTGCCTTGTACTCAAACACATCACTTGGCGGTACTGGTACATCAGCGGTATCACGCAGAGATAGCGGCGTGACCTATCTACGCCTTGATTGGGATGGATACAATCAGACAACTGAGTTCAATGTACACACGACTCACATTCAGAACTATTCAAACACCACCACATTTAAGACTGCGCTAACTCGCTCAGGCTCAGGACCTACAGGCGTGGATGCTTTAGTTGGTCTTTATCGCTCCACCTCTGCAATCACTCGTATTGATGTCACAGCTTCGGCAGGGTCATTCGATACCGGCTCTACCTTTACCCTATACGGAATTCAGGCGGCATAATGGCAAATACATTTGAACTTATTGCAAGCGTTACCGTAGGGGCTTCGCCTGTTACTAGCATTGATTTCTCTAGTATCCCAAGCACTTACACGGATCTCTGTTTCAAGATATCTGCTCGCATTACTCGCTCGGGCTATACCGGCGACATTATGAATGTTTCGTTCAATGGCACTAGCACTAACGAGTCAAGCCGCCGTTTAGAAGGCAATGGCTCAAGCGTGTCATCAGCATCCAACTCCCTGCTTCTTGCCTATCAAGCCTCTACAACAGATGCGACAGCAAACACTTTCGGTAATGCAGAGTTCTATATCCCTAACTATGCCGGCTCTACAAATAAATCGGCATCTAATGATGGCGTTTCAGAAACCAACGGCACAACTGCCTACGCTGGATTTGCCGCTAACTTATGGAGCAATACAGCAGCAATAAACCAAGTTACCTTTACACCTGACGGTGGCTCTAACTTCGTGCAATACTCAACCATCTACCTCTATGGAGTCAAAAATGCCTAATCCAACACGAATCGAAATCAACTGCTCTACAGGCATCGAGGAAATCATTGAACTCACAGATGCCGAAGTTGCAGAGTTAGAAGCTCAGGCTGCTATTGCAGAACAGCAGAAGGCAGAAGCCGAAGCAGAGAAGGCAGCGCTAGAAGCCAAGAAGCAGGAAGTATTGGCTAAGCTTGGTCTAACATCTGACGAAGTAGCAGCGCTGTTGGCATGACTCCCAAGTTATGCAAAGCCGGACAACAGTTAAGGCTTCAAATAGATGATACTTACGCAGACAGAGATCGCACCTCAGATGGGTGGATTGGCGATACCCGTCATTCAGCGCGTCCTTCTGACCACAATCCTGATGCAAAAGGTATCGTCAGAGCCATTGATATTGACAGGGATTTGGCTGGAAAGAAAAAGCCTGACCTCATGCCTGACCTTGCGGATCAGATTCGACACGCAGCAAAGTCTGACAAGAGAATTGCTTACA